TCTCTTCGCTGTCATGAGTGATCGGCTCCTCCACATCCTGCATTGAGGCAAAACGCCCAATGAGTTTATCGACTGTGTCTTCGTCGATACCAGTACGGGAGACAAGGATTTGTTTCATCAGATGGGCGTCTTGCGGATGTTGTGGCCATGTTCCATCACAAGTCATCCAATAGGGCTTCTCTTTATTCCGGCTACGCCGGGCATCCCTAACTTCGCGAGTTGAAGCTTTGGGCCCGTATAGTCGTAGTACCATTTTGCAGTAGTCACTAATGAGTGGCGTAAGCGCATCGGTACAGAGGTAGCCTTCGACGCGGTCGCAAGCCGCATCAGCTATGGGTATTGTGGGGTCACGTGTTGTTAAATGCAGTTTTCGCAGAGTGCGCAACGGGTCTTGGATCGTCGTTGGAGTGTTGAGTGGGTCCACAAACACACGGGATAGAAAGCACAAACCCATTTCCGGGTTATACCTCTCAACCTTAAGTTCGAGTCCGTAACATTTGGCGGCGCGGTTGACTGTTTTCTGGATGGTTGCTCTCGCAAGGCCATCGTCACCGCACTTCGGTCCAATTAGTCCGAACAGGTCCTCAGGTTCTGTGTCGGGGTGCTCAAATTTGAGCGCCGTATATTCGACACAGCCGTTGTACATCGTGTTGTGGAGCGTTGTTGTCGGGCTCCCACTCTTGACACCCATGCCTGGTTCATACCGGAAACCAAAGCGCTTGGCTTTGGCTGGACAGTTGATGATCGTGTCCATGAACGATATTATCTCGTCGCGATATTCGGGGCGAAACGCTTGTACCATCGCCTTTTGGGCAATGTTCCTCTGCATCCACCCTGAAACCCTTCCGTCAAGGTTCGAAAAATCAGTTTCTATGACTTCAGCGTCACAGTCGCTGACGAACTCGCAGACGCCATCGGCGATCTCGGTTGGGTTTCTGCCTGGATAGTACCAATGTTTGTTGTGATCAGCGTGTAACACCTCGTCCGAATAGGCCAAGGTGTATCGGGAGATTTTCAATATTAACATTATGTCAGCGAACCCAGAGATAATCCTACTTGACTTCATCCCTGGTTCGTTCTTGTTGAACGATTCAATCAATTTACGGGGTTCGACGCCGATAAGCTCAAAGACGGCGCGGAGCTGGAGCTGTTGTGAGGGCTTGTTCAAACGCTTAATGGTTTCCTCGAATGATAGTGGGTCGAGGTCCTTAAACGGCCCGTTCACTAGCTTCACAAACTCCGACGCGATCTTAGCAATCCTGTCGCTTGGTTTCTTGTCGTTGGCGACAAACGTCACCCTTCTTTCGATTGATTCTGACATGGTCTCCCATCGCTTTATCATCGGCACCATCATACAGTCGCTG